CAAGAACCACAAAGAGATAGACCAGTCGCTGATATCGATCCAGACTGGGAGAACTGGAAGAAAGAACAAGCAGCAAAGCGCAAGAAGCAAGGTGTGGCGGAAGCCAAGAGCTTAGCCAAGCGTGTGCGTGTGGTCAAGACAGGCGAAACTGGCACTATCAGACAAGTCAAACACGGAGCATACAAAGGTGCCGCCAAAACTTATTACGTTGATCTAGACAACGGTGGTCAAGCAGATAACTTACCTGCAAGCGCATTACGTTTGATCAAGGATGATGTAGAGGAAGGCTTTTCAGATTCGAGATTAGTAAATCTACCAGGTGGCGACAGAAGCAGACCTATCCCAAGCGAAAGAAAATATTCAGACGAAGAAAAAAAGAAAATGTATAACGACTGGGTAAAGTCTGTTGCTGATAAGAAAAAGAAAGAGCAAGGTGTGGCGGAAGGTTTGGAAGACTCAAACATCCAATCTGCTATTGTTGATACTGTAGAAAGATTGTTCCGTAAAAATGAAATAAGTGATTATGGTGCGTTAGAAGCCATTCGTCAAGGTATAAAACATCATTTTTCTAAACCAGGTGCTACGACTGAATCTGCTATAGAAGGTATATTGAATATATTAGATAAGCGTATGCGTAAGAGCGGAGACTATGTAGATTTGGGTAGATTCAAAGAAGCATTACGCCAAGGTATTGCCCATCAACTTAATAAACAAGGTGTGGCGGAAGGCTCGAAAGAAGAATTCTCAAAGCAAGATACACTAACCAACTTACATAAACTCGGACAACAAGGTAAGAGCCAAGTCGGCATTGATGCTTATAAGAAGGCTGCGCTAAAGCACAAAACTAAAGGTGTTATCGCTCTTGATAAAGAACGTGACACGAAGAAAGGTGTGGCGGAAGGTTGGGGTGCAGAACGTCAACAGCGTGAACTAGATGCTGCCAACAAGCAACGTGCCGAAGAATATCGCGAAGTGGTTGCTCGTCACAAAGATGATCCAGAGTTTCTAGACTACCTACGCATGTTCCTAATCAGTAACTACGGTGGCTACAAGGCAGAAAAAGGCGCCGAGCAATGGATTGCACAAGGTAAACCATTACCAAATTGGTATGTGGAAATGAAAAAAGCAAATCCAGAAAAACTTGAAACTATTTTCGATCGCTTAGGTGGTGGTGTAGCCGAAGGCAACAACTGGTTGGACACTCCAGTTAGTGAAGAACTTCAACATATTCGTCGTTTATCTGGACTATAATGGCCGAACGTAAGAACCCATATCCGGTATATGCAGAGGAAGATGGCTATGATCTTCCTCAACACCCATTTTCACCGGTTTAAAGAACATACCTTAAGGACCGTTAAGGTTATGTGGCTGATCCCCGAGCCTGCGGTAAAAGATTCGCTACCTTTTTACTGCTAAACAGGGGACTCTGTGCATAACTAATACATGCACTCAAATTTTTTTTCTGTTAAAGAATTAATTCCCTTGGACCAATGGCACCGAGCAGATCCTTACACTAAACAGGTTTTTAGTTGGTTATATGATTTAAATTTAAGCCAGGCATTTGGGATATTTTGCTTAGAATGGGGTACCGATGAGTTTCTTGACTGTATTCCAACTAACTACAAAACCTATGTAATTACTCCAGGAACAGAGTACGTAGATTGGGTTTGGATAAATCGTTTTTGTAAAAAAGTATCAGATAGTTTGGTCATTGTTGTGTGTCCTTACACAACAACACTATTTGCAGAGCCGAACCTAAGATTAATTACATTTGATGTGTGGCCACATAATTTAAAATGTTACTTAGAAACATCAACACAACCAGAAGTAAATTACTCAAATCGAAAATATAAAATTAGTAGTTTGGCAAATCGTATAAGTCAATATCGCACATACGTAAATGCACATATATACCAAACATGGAATTCTGCAGAATATCTAATGAGTTGGCGGAAACATCTAGGAAAACAAGAAGATCTATACCTATTCAATAAGACCGGGAACGCAAAGATTAATGCCCTCATTGAATACATTAAAAATTCATTTTGGGATCTCAGAATAACACCAACGGAAGATTTTACTAATACTCCGTTGAGTAATCTAGACTATAACTGGGATGCTTATACAAATTGTGTAATAAACTGTTCTAACGAGAGCATTAATAACAGTTATCAAATACACGGCAAGCGCAAACACATACAACCAGGGCCGTATCTAACAGAAAAAACATACAAGACTTTACTATCCGGTACTGCTTTATTTGCAGTAGGCCAATACCAAACATATACACACTTAAAATCACAAGGTTTTATATTTAACTATCCATGGGATATGTCATACGATGACGTACCGGGAGATATTGACCGCATATCATTGATACTCGAATCTTTGGATTCTATTAGTCAGATGTCGATCGACGATTTAAGTGATGCAACTTTGGAAAGTAGAAAGTTTAATAGAGAGTATATTTTTAGTGGCGAGTACTTCCAAACTGTAAATAAAACCAACTGTAGCAATATTGAAAACTTTAATCGAACACTCTAATGTATCAAAATCTTTACACTTTTGGTTGTAGTTTTACCAGAGACAACTATCAATTAGTCTGGGGCGACATCTTAAATGAGCATCTTGGCACTAACTTAATTAACTGTGCTGAACGAGGTGCGGGCGCAGATTTTGTAATTAAAAGATTATTGTGCACCACGAACATCACAGATAGAGACTTGGTAGTAATCTTGTGGCCAAGCGCAGATCGTTACGATCTCTGGGCAGACAAAACAACACCACACTTACTTAGAGACATTAATACTAGTAGTTGGCCTGACGGTCGCGGCCCAAAGTTAGTTGACTACAACGGCAAGTACACACAGGAAGCGGGATTCATTTTAAACGGAAGTGTCCCACGTGGATACAAACATTACTTTTTTAAATATTTTTATAGCGCAGACCAATGCGTTAATAATTGGTTAATCAACATTATTACTGCTCAACTTTACCTGTCTAGTAAAAACATCCCTTATGTAATGGCATCGGCCTTTCCTTTGCGAAATCCTATACATTACCATCACGATCACTTTGTTATTAATGAAAAAATTTACAACACACTCGATCTAACCAAATTTATTGATCAAAGCGAGACCTGCGGATTTTTTCAATTCTGTGAAAAAACTAATTTACCGTTTCTCGATAGCCACCATCCAGCAACCGACTCGCATCGGATTTGGGTCGAACAACTATTATTACCGAAAATACTTGCTCTTTAGTAAGTTGAGCATGTATAATTAACATTTATTACACAGGAGATTTACATGGACACTCGTTCTTTCAGCGGCGAACAAAAAGCCAAACTAACACAGCTAATCAACGAAGGCATGCAGGTAATGCAGGAAGTCGAAACACTAAATGGTGGACTTGCTGACACAATCAAAGCAATCGCCGAAGAACTCGAAATCAAACCAAACATTCTAAAGAAAGCAATTCGTCTTGCACACAAAGCCGAGTTTGGTAAAGAGCAACAAGATCACGAACTACTAGAAACTATTCTAACCACAGTTGGTAAAACACTATAACTAACTATGTTAGCGGCTCGCCCACGTTACGGGCATGTAGAAAGGTATTGGCGAGCCACAAGTCGCTTGGAGAAACATGAGTTACGTTGACGCACTATTTGATCGTGAACACGATCGCATTCACGTTGTAGAACGCAAGAATGGTAAGAGAGAATACCGCGAGTATCCTGCAACATACATCTTTTACTATGACGATCCTCGCGGTAAGTTTACTAGCACACACGGACGTAGCGTAAGCCGTTTTAGCACACGCAACAACAAAGAGTTTCGCAAGGAACTTCGTATTCAAGCAGGTAAACAGATTTACGAGTCTGATATCAATCCAGTTTTCCGATGCTTTGAGGAAAACTACAAAGGCGTTGATGCTCCAAAACTGCAAACAGCCTTTTTCGATATTGAGGTCGACTTTGATCCCGAACGTGGTTATAGTCGACCCGATGATCCGTTTAACCCAATTACAGCAATTTCAGTTTACATGGACTGGATTGATCAACTGGTAACATTTGTTGTTCCGCCTAAGCACATGAGCCTAGAAACTGCCAACGAAATTGCCGCAGAGTTTCCTAACACATTTGTCTTTACCAAAGAAACAGAAATGCTTGAAGCATTTTTGGATATCATTGATGATGCAGATGTGTTGTCGGGATGGAACTCAGAAGGCTTCGATATTCCATATACCATTCAGCGCATTACTCGTGTGTTAAGCAAAGATGACACACGCCGTATGTGTCTATGGGGGCAGTATCCTAAGCAACGTATGTTCGAACGCTTTGGTGCAGAACAACTTACGTTTGATTTGATCGGCCGGGTTCATATGGACTATATGCAACTGTATCGCAAGTACACATATGAAGAACGTCATAGTTATAGTTTAGATTCCATTCTTGAATACGAAGGTCTTGAAGGTAAGACCAAGTACGAAGGCACACTAGATCAACTATACAATCAAAACTTCAAAACCTTTATCGAATATAACCGCCAAGACGTTAACGGATTGGCACAAATGGATAAAAAACTCAAGTTCTTGGATCTAGCCAATGAACTTGCACATGCAAATACTGTACTACTGCAAACCACAATGGGTGCAGTAGCAGTTACTGAGCAAGCCATTATCATCGAAGCACATGAGCGTGGCTTTGTTGTTCCTAACCGTCGAGAAAGGCTTACAGATGAAGATACACAAGCAGCCGGTGCCTATGTTGCTTATCCCAAAAAAGGCATCCACGAATGGGTCGGCGCAGTCGACATCAACTCACTCTATCCCTCGGCGATCCGCGCTCTTAACATGGCGCCCGAAACAATCATTGGTCAACTCAGACCAATAATGACTGACAGGTATATTCGTGAACGCATGACCACAGGCAAAATGAGTTTTGCGGCAGCATGGGAAGGCCTATTTGGCACACTCGAGTATAACGCAGTAATGGAACAACAACGCGGTACAGAAATTACCATTGACTGGGAAGACGGCAACGAAACTGTACATTCGGCTGCTGAAATCTGGCACATGATCTTTGATTCGAATCAACCTTGGATTATGAGTGCCAATGGTACAATCTTTACCTATGAAACAGAAGGCGTTATCCCCGGATTACTAGCCCGTTGGTATCGTGAACGCAAAGAACTACAGGCCAAACTCAAAGATGCAACTACTAAAGAAGATCAGGAATTCTGGGATAAAAGACAACTTGTCAAGAAAATTAACCTTAATAGTTTATACGGTGCTATTCTTAATCCTGGTTGTAGATTCTTTGATAAGCGTATTGGTCAATCCACTACGCTTACTGGACGTCAAATTGCTAAACACATGGATGCGTTTATAAACGAATGCTTTACAGGCAAATATGACCACACCGGTGATTGCATTATCTACGGCGACACAGACTCGTGTTACTTTAGTGCGTGGCCTGTGCTTAAGAAAGAAGTCGAAGAAGGTCGTATGCAATGGTCTAAAGAAATTTGTATCCAGCTCTACGACAACCTTGCTGACCAAGTCAACGATAGTTTCCCTGGTTTTATGGAACAAGCGTTTCATTGCCCACGCGATATGGGCAGTTTAATCAAAGGCGGTCGAGAACTAATTGCTGACCGCAGTTTGTTTATTACTAAAAAGCGTTATGCTGTAAACATCTTTGACAAAGAAGGTAAGAGACTAGATGTCGAAGGTAAACCAGGTAAAATCAAAGCCATGGGCTTGGATCTAAAGCGTAGTGATACGCCGAAGGTAATTCAAGAATTCTTGTACGCACTACTTGAACGTGTACTTGCTGGTGCCGAAAAAGAAGAAATCATTGCGAGCATCAAGGAGTTCAAGTATGAGTTTACTGAACGTCCGGGCTGGGAAAAAGGCTCACCTAAGCGTGTAAACAACCTAACTATGTATGGCAAAAAAGAAGAACGCGAAGGCAAAGCGAACATGCCCGGGCACGTTCGCGCCGCACTCAACTGGAATACTTTAAAGCGCATGAATGGTGACAACTACTCAATGCAAATTGTTGATGGTATGAAAACTATTGTGTGTAAACTAAAGCCTAACGCACTCAACTGGAGTTCAATTGGTTATCCAACTGACGAACTGCATTTACCACAGTGGTTTAAAGACTTGCCCTTTGACGATGCTGCCATGGAAGCCACAGTTGTCGATCAAAAGGTTGACAACTTACTAGGTGTTCTTGATTGGGATTTAGCCAATGAAACCAATACCAAGAATACTTTTCAATCACTATTTGAATTTGAATGAAACTTAGCAAACTGATCACTTACAAATACATGGTTGACAACCTAAGTGTTAACCATGTTCATGATGAATTAGAATCATTGCTACAACAAGTTAGCATTGACCTAGATAGTCAAAACATTGACTTTGATAATCTCAAAGAACGTATTGACCAGGATCGGCAAACTATATTCTCTACTTTAGAAAATATCAATGCCAACTTGACTACATTCAAACAACAGCTTAATGAGTTTGTTAAAAGCATCGAAGGTCCATACTACCAAAAAAGCCGAGAGTACTACCAAGAAGGCCTAAACGATAGTGCTGATTATATTCTTGATCGGTACAGTTTTAAAAAATTGCTCTACGAACAAGAATCCTATGAGTTTTTCTTAAGTCGTGTAAAACTGCATACTAGTTGGAAATGGCCTGCACTAGAAATACGTCCGGCAATTTGTGATATTACCGAATCTCTAGTAGGTTGTGACCCATTATATCTTGTAGACACGAAAGAAGAACTACTTAAAGTAGCTAAGTCAAAATGGACACCAGAGTATCAACGTAGGTTGCGCTATTACATAATTAATGAACAAGCAGCAAAGATATTTGACCAGCTTCCGCAAGCACAATTTGGATTAATTGTCTCTGTCGATTTCTTAAACTTCAGACCCTTGGAAATGATTCAGCGTTATATAAAAGAGATGTTTGACCTGTTACGCCCAGGCGGAACGGCGATCTTTACATATAACAACTGCGACCATCCAATTGGTGTTGACAATTTTGAAAATGCATATTATTGTTATACACCTGGTAGAAAAGTTAAAGAAATTTGCGAACAAGCAGGTTTCAAAATCGCAGCAAGTTTTGATTTAGAAAACAACGTAAGTTGGTTAGAAATCGAGCGTCCTGGAAGACGACAAAGTATCCGCGGTGCTCAAGCATTAGGACAAATTTTAAAAATTTAATGGAGATAACATGAGAGACTTTTTATTAGACCTAGTAGAACACAGTTTTGATCTTGGCTGTATCGATTTGATTAAGATCACCGGAACCGACAAAGAAACAACCATTGACGGTTTAGCCGAAGACAAGTCTGTTGTGTTACAGGCTAAATTTAAGACTCCGGTTGCAGAGTTTATGGGCACCTTTGGTATGCCAAACCTAAGCAAACTAAAGATCTTACTAAACCTACAAGAGTATCGCGAAGACGCTAACATTACTGTTACACGCCAAGATCGAAATGGTGTCGACAGTCCAGTGGGTATGCATTTTTCCAACAAAGCCAATGATTTCCACAACGATTATCGTTTCATGGTATCAGAAGTTGTATCCGATAAACTCAAGCAAGTTAAGATGAAGCCGGTAAACTGGAGTGTTGAATTTGAACCAACTGTTGCTGCTATTCAACGTTTGAAGATGCAGGCACAAGCAAACTCTGAAGAATCAACGTTTATTGCTAAAACCGAAGGCGACAATCTAAAGTTTTACTTTGGCGACCACTCGACCCATGCAGGCGACTTTGTGTTCCATGCTGGCGTTACAGGTAAACTAACTCGTGCATGGTTATGGCCGGTTGTACAATTCATTAGCATTATGAATTTAACTGGTGACAAGAAAGTGCAAATCAGCGATGATGGTGCAACTAAAATCACAGTTGACTCTGGCATTGCAGTTTACGAATATATTTTACCAGCACAAAGCAAGTGATTAAAGGTGTGATACTTTACACACCCCCCACAACATGGGGTGTGTTATGTATTGACGTTTGGGATAACAACGGAACCAATGACGATTTTTATCATAGAATTGTCGACAACTTATCAAAATATAATATCGGACCGGTAGTCAATTGTTCAACAAGTCAAACACTTGACTACTCGAATCGCAGCGTGGTTAATACTCTTAGAAAATATGTGTGGGATCAAAACTCAACAATACCCGAAGATATTAAACTAGAAGTAAGAGATAGTCTTGTTATAAATTCCGGAGAGCAACCAATTAGTAAAGTACTAAATGATAATTTGTTCGATGAACATACAGTTTCTCTAAATACTAGTAGAACGTTTGATTATCATATACAATCATATCATCCTGGTATTTTTGACTGGATTATCATCGGGGGTGCTTGGGATATTTGTTTACACGCAGGACCACTAGGGATCGGAAGAATATTAAACTCTTTACCTGCGTATAAATTCAATATTTTTCCAAGTTGGGGGATTCAAAACGATAATCATTCTCCTGTCACTGAGCAGCAAGTTGAAGATGATGAATACGTGTGGGCACCAATTGATGATGGCGGATATAGATTAGTTACAGTAATGGGCGGCAAATGGCAAAGATAGATCAAGACAACTTAACAGCACAACAGTTAGATTATGCAGTATTCTTACCGGCAATTTCGAGTTTCTATGCTGGATATATTGGGCGTGAACGACACGGCTCTGGACTAGACGCAGGCAGATTACCTGCCAAGATTGGCAACATGGAAGCCATGAACTGGCTCAACCCAACCGAAGCGTTGTTTCCGTACAAATGGAGTCTGTATTCAGCAGGTCACGCAAACTTAGACTTAAACAAGTTTGACGCCAAAGAGGACATGCTTCGTAATCGTGATCCTAACACAATTATACTTGCTGACTCAGGAGGATTCCAGATTGCCAAGGGTGTGTGGCCAGGACGCTGGGCCGATCGCACTGACAAGAACGCAGAAAAGCAACGAGAAAAAGTCTTGCATTGGCAAATGGGCATTGCAACTTATGGCATGACCATGGATATTCCAACTTGGACATTCCGTGATCCTAAGGCTGCGGCTGCTTCGGGTATTTACTCATACGACGATGCTGTAAACGCTACCAAGTATAACAACGATTATTGGATTAACAATCGTTACGGCGAAACAAAAATCCTAAACGTATTACAAGGTGGCAATCACGCCGAAGCAGATCACTGGTATGATCTAATGAAGGGCTATTGTGATCCTGCCAAGTATCCAGACAAACACTTTAACGGTTGGGGTATGGGAGGTCAAAACATGTGTGACGTCCATTTGATCCTAAAGCGTTTAGTTACTCTTATTCACGATGGTTTGTTACAACAAGGTGTACATGATTGGATGCACTTTCTTGGCACATCCAAGTTAGAATATGCTTGCTTACTCACGGACATTCAACGTGCTATTCGTAGATACCATAATCCTAATTTTACTATTAGTTTCGACTGTGCTTCGCCTTTCCTAGCCACAGCCAACGGACAGATTTATACTAACTTGCGTGTAGAAGACCGAGGCAAATGGTCTTATCAAATGGAACCAACTGCCGATGACAAGAAGTATGCCAATGACAGCCGCAGCTTCCGTGATGCTGTTCTACAGGACAAAGTTCATACATTGTTCGAAGATAGTCCAATTAGTGCACGTATGGAAATTTCGGATGTATGCTGGTATGCTCCGGGTGACCTAAACAAATTAGGCAAAGAGGGGCGCACATCGTGGGATAGTTTCTCGTATGCTCTAATGATGGGGCACAATGTTTGGCACCATATTCGAGCAGTTCAAGAGGCAAATCGGCAATATGATGCAGGAATTTTGCCCGGAATGCTTGTCCGAGAAACTTTTGATCGTGTATTATTTAGAAACTTAGTCGACGATATCTTTAAACAAACAGACAAAGCCAAAAGCCTTGAAATTATCGATCACAATAGTAAATTTTGGCAACAAATTATCGGAACCCGTGGATTCACTGGCAAGAAAACTGTTAACTCACAAACACAATTTAACAACCTTTTTGATTTTCACGACGAAGAACCAGAAGTTGACGAATTCGATGAATCCAAGCTAGATGCACTAGAAGAAAGCAATGAGTAAAAATTCAAAAATTTTATTTGCAGGGTGCTCAACAACTATTGAAAGTGGGTTTACTCCAGAGAATGAAGTAAAATACATTTGGCCAAACATAGTTTCTCGATACTATAATTGCGACCACGATAACGTGGCCGAAGGAGGTTGTAGTAACAGCGAAATTTTTCATCGAGTTGTTGATGCTGTAGTTACTAACAATTACTGCTATGATCTGGTGGTTGTTATGTGGTCTCGGATAGGTAGAAACTGGCGTTATTTTGAAGATAACAACGTTGACGACTTTACAATAATTTCTCCAATTGAGGTCGCTGGGTTTGTTCCTAGTAAAACTCACTTGCAACTTGCCGAAGAATATCGTAAAATACATTACACTTACTTCAACAACCTATATGTCGACATTAAACATTGGTTACTTGAAATTCTCGCACTAGAAAATTTCTTAAAAATGCACAACATCAAATATGTCTTTGCCAAAGGCCATCCAAATCTAGTTAAAGAATTCTTGTCAGTTGGATACGATGAAACGCAAGGATTCACGAACTTAGACGAACAACTCAAGCCATTACTAGATTTTGATAATCGGCCAGATGATTACATTTTTAAAAAGATTCAGCACATACAAAAGTTAATCAATGCAATTGATCAAACAAACTTTATTGATATTACCGACGGCGGTTTTACTCCTACTAGAATTGATGTAGCCGACGACGGGATGCACCCTGGAATTGAAACACATCGCATTTTCAGCGAAAAACTTATTAATCATTGTAACGCAAAACAACTTTTAACAAGGAGTTAACATGCCTTATCGTAACCGTATTAGTTTCTTGCAAGAAACACATCGTAAACTAGACAAACAGATTAAACTGCTAGAGGAATGCAAAGGGCCTGCAGAAGATATCACACATCTCAAAAAGAAAAAACTAGACATTAAAGATGAAATTAGTCGACTAACTAGACTACAATTTGAAGCCGAACGCGAAACTGTACATTGGGACGAAGACCGATAATGGATAGACCCGGACACCAAACCGCTCAACTATTTGTTGGCACAGAAGTTGAGCACAGTCCTGCACATGGAATGACAACTTTGTTTGTTGTAGGTGTACAACAACCTCATGAGATTCAACATTACCTAACTAACAATCCATATGGTATTAAGCACATTTACTTCGGTGCCAATCAAAGTTTTCCAACGCATAATATGACCTCTGCCGAATGGCGTAGTTGGCTAGAAATGATGCGGCCGTTTTTAGATCAAGACTATTTCTGTACCTTGGACCTAGATGCGTGTCAAGTACCCGACCTAATGGAAACATGGTTAGTCGAAAAGCATCGCTTTATCCCGATGATTAGTGTTAAACTACCTTATATAAACCAATTAGGGTACAACGCTACGCTAAAACTCGATGACACTAATTTTGAACACTCTAACCCAGGCGTTTGGTGCCACTCAATACACTCACTACAAAAACGTGACGTGTTTACTGACTGGTCTAAATATACACAAGACGAAGTAATCAAATGACATTAATCCAATTACAAATACTATTTGGTGTGTGGACTCTATCAGTTTTCCTTGTAGGACTTGCAATGGGGATTTGGTTTGGAAATAAGGTGCTAAAATGATTCAAGAAGAAAGAGAACAAATGGAACGAGTAATGCATGTCGCTAAACGACAAATTTGGGTTACCTTTCAAAAGGAAGGTATTCATCGTTACCCAGCGGCAGAAACAGATCCGCTGCTGGCAACCGGAGACGAATATGACGTTTCGTTTTTGGCTTACCCGCATCGCCACATATTCCATTTTAAAGTATGGATTGATGTGTTTCATAATGACCGTGATATTGAGTTCATCCAGTTTAAACGCTGGTTGGAAAACCTTTACGTAGCGACAAATGATCGTCCAGCATTATATGTAGATCATAAGTCTTGCGAAATGATTGCCGATGACTTGTATATGCAAATTGCACAAAAGTATCCAGGTCGTGCAGTAACAATCGAAGTATCCGAAGACGGCGAGAACGGATGCACGATTGAATATAATCTTTCTCGCCCTTTACAAACTGTAAAAATCTAAGGAAATAAAATGGCCAAGCCAAACATTAAATCCAACCCACGTGTAACACAAACCCTAAATGATCTAGAGCGTTATCTAGATTTCTGCCGCGACTACGGTTATCGGTTTAACGAAGCAGACTTGTACAATAACAAGTCATATCCTTTCCAACAGTTTAAGAAACTCGAAGCAGGTAAGTTTCCCAAGGATATGTGGGTCGAGGACGCTCGCAGATTTGGACGCAACATCTAATGCGTAAGTTATTTTACATGGGACTCGAATCATATGAGTCTCGATACACACTACAATTAACCGAGTGGAATCGACGTATATTTGAACGCCGAGGGCTCGATGTTGTATATGTTCCAGGCAACACCATCGACAACAGCCAAAGCATTAGTGTGGGCCAAGTGCTAGATGCACACGGACGCAGTTACTTTGGCATGAGCCAAATGATGAACTTGGTGCAAATGATGCGTAACGGAGATGTTACTGCGGAAGACGTTATCTACTTCGAAGATATGTTCCAACCAGGCATCGAATCATTGCCGTACATCATGGATCAAATTCCACGAGAAATGCGTCCGCGTGTATTTGTACGTTGTTTGGCACAAAGTATTGACCCTGATGACTTTGTACATGTTTGGGGTATGCAAAAGTGGATGGGCTTGTACGAAAAAATGGTCTGTGAATTTGCCACTGTACTTGCTACTAACGAAGAAATGGTAGCCCACATGAAGATTGCAGGTTGGGAAGCCCCAATCTATAACATCTCTGGACTGGCATTTGGCAAGGAAGAAGTACTAGAGCGCATCGGCGGTCGAGAAAACATCAAGCCATTTGAGCAGCGAGCAATGCGTGTTGGATTTGCTGCACGTTGGGATCAAGAAAAGCAACCAGGATTCTTTATGGATCTCATTGACATGTGGCATGCTCAAGGTCCGTGCCCAGTGGAGTTTGCTATATTCCAAGGTGGTCCACTACGCAGTAACAACCCAGAGTTTATTGAGCGTGCTCGTGTGTTTGAGCGCGAAGGCAAACTTAAGATCTACGAAAACCTAAATAAAAATGACTATTATACTTTGCTCAATGATACTCGGGTGTTGTTTAATTGCGCTCTCCAAGATTGGGTCTCGAATACAGTCAGTGAAGCTGACACTTTGGGATGCAATGTTCTGTATCCTGCTTACCGTAGTTTCCCTGAAACTTTCGCAGATGATCCTAACCGACTTTATGTTCCTTGGTCCATAGACGATGCTTACATCAAGTTAGGACAATTGCTACAAGAACCACATCACAACATGGGCTTAATCAGTGATTGGACCAACGGCACTATTGATCGTTGCATTGATATCATGGAAGGCAAAGGAGAACAATGGCGGCGCATGGACCATCGTTACCGCGATGCAGTATCACAAGCAAAATATCACGTTGTAAAAATCGAGGAATAAATGACACAAAAAGTTATAGTCACAGGTAGTGCCGGTTATATCGGCGGTCAAACAGCACTTATGCTGCGCGACCTAGGGTACTATGTAATCGGCGTTGATCTAGATCCGTTACCCCATCACTTGCAACATGCTCACACTGAGTTTTATCAAGGTGACTTTGCTGATGACCAAGCACTAGGATTAATCGACGAAAATAACCCTGTGGCTATAATTCATTGTGCTGGCACCAGCCTTGTTGGCCCTAGTGTACAATGTCCACGGGTGTACTACGATAACAATTTTGTTAAGACCAAGCAAATGCTCGACTACATGGTCGACCGTGATCTCACCGGCATTAGAGTTATCTTTAGTTCATCGGCAGCAACCTATGGCGAACCAATTTTTGTTCCTTGCTCCGAAGAAGATCCTGCGCTACCGATTAGCCCTTACGGCGAAAGCAAGTTAATGATCGAGCAAATGCTTCGTGCGTATCATCGTGCATACGGTACCAACTACGTGGCATTTAGATACTTTAACGCCTGTGGTGCAGATTCACAAGGACGCCATGGGCAAGCACCAGGTGCTACACATATTATCGCTCGTGTGCTCGAAGGTATTCGTGACCACAACAGATTTATGTTGTTTGGAACTAACTATCCAACTGACGATGGTACTTGTATTCGTGACTACATCCACGTAGAAGATATTGCTCATGCGCATATAATGGCTATTAGTTATACTGTGCCGATCGGTACTTACAACTTGGGCTCGGACGCAGGAGCAAGCAATCGTGAAATTATTAACATTGCCGAACAAGTCACTGGACAAACTGTTGACATCGTAGAAGCAGAACCACGAGCTGGCGACCCTGCTGTGCTTACTGCTAGTGCTGCTAGGTTTAAACAAGTAGCTAACTGGCAACCAAAATACAATCTTGTAGATATTATAAAACATGCGTGGGCCTGGTATTCAGCATAATTAATGCTGAGGCTCACAATGTTTGATAAAATTTTCGAATTTGAACGTGCATTAGCCGAGCACACCGGTGCTCGCTATGCTGTTATGACTGATTGCTGCACCCACGCTATTGAATTGTGTTTCAGATACGACCAAGTAACTATTTGTGCTTACCCTGCTTACACCTATTTAAGTATTCCTCAATTAATGCACAGACTTGGGGTACGTGCAGTCATGCTCGACATTCCCAAGTGGGTTGGGGAATACCAATTTCAAGGTACACGAATTTGGGATAGTGCTCGTTTGTTACGGCGAGGCATGTACCGCCCAGGGCAACTTCAGTGCCTGAGTTTTGGCTACAGCAAACCTTTGGATGCAGGACGAGGGGGTGCTATACTAATGGATAACCTAGACGACTATCGTGCGCTAAGTGCAATGCGCTACGACGGGCGAGATCTAACCATTAGTCCCTGGCAAGACCAGCAAGTTTTTAGAACTGGTTATCACTACCGCCCAACCATAGAAGAAGCTCAACGATGTTTAGAGCTGTTACCATCTGTTGACAAAGAGCCAAAATACGTAAGTTATCCAGACTGTAGAAAGATTACTATTATACCATGACATATCAATATGCCGAATTAGTTCACTGGATGTCAAATAAAGACACAATGAAATTATTGCCTGCACAAGTAGATATTGATTTGACTAACGTTTGTAATCAAGACTGCTTTTATTGTAATAGCGCAGAATTTCGTGCTAACAAACCTGTGCAGAAAAAATACGTCGAATACATTAGCTTACTAGACAAATTAGCATCGTGGCGTAGCCATACGCCCAATAGCTATGGAACTACACACACTATCACTTACCCTGGTGGCGGCGAACCTACTGTACTTGTTGGCTACGAACATGTAATTGAGCATACAATCGACTTAGGGTTTTTGACCAGCATTACTACTAACGGCAGTAATCTGGATAAACTCTTAGACAGCATTGTTGTTGAGAAATTGAAAAAGATTGCCTGGATCGGAATTGACATTGATGCAGGTACCGAAGACCTGTACGAACAAATACGCCGTAGTTTAACTGCTAAAAGTTTGTTTAATCGAGTCATCAACAATGCTCGTAATCTAATTGATGTTGGGGTTAATGTAGATTTTAAATGCTTGATTAATCCGTTAAACGATAATCATGAAGCAATGAATGACTTGTTTGCGTTGGTTAAAAAATTAGGTGGTCGTATGCTGTACTTCAGACCTGTAATTATTAATAATCAAGCCTACGACATCACGGAAGAAACTTTGAACCGACTTAAAGAACTCAGCGAACATTACCAACTTCCTTACTGGGTCAACACAAACAAAGTGCTACCTCGAAACTATAAAAAATGTCACCAAATGTATCACTTTCCTGTATTTTGTGCTGATGGCAAAATTTATATTTGTTGCGAAGGCAAAGGTAATCCACAATTTGAACTAGGATCTTGGGATCACGGAGACTTTAGAGATTTATGGATGTCAGAACGACACCACGAAATCTACAACAAAACAAGAGTAGAGTTTTGCCAACCTTGTCGGCCGAATATCAATAATATTCAAATACAAAACATCTTAGATAATCCTAAGAGTATCGAAACTTTATATCTATAATGCTTTATATTTTCGGTGACAGTTTGAGTACCGCATGCGATCTATCCGAAGAACAGGGTTGGGTATGCAAACTTGCTAAAAAACTCAATACCGATTATATAAATTTAGCTCAAGTTGCTGCTGACAACTTTTACATTTACAGTTCGTATTTGTCGGTTAAAAACAAAATCAACCATGATGATATTGTAATTGTCGGCTGGACGCATCCTAGTAGAAAATCATTTGTTTACGATCACGAAAATACAAATCACATTGCTGCGCTAGATAATGGATTGCAATATCAAGTTGGTAACCAATTGCTTTTTCGAAGTTTTAATCCCACAGGTGATAGCCAACACAAATGGAAAACACTTGCACCAAAATCCACAGGCAAAGACTTTTTTGATGTTTGGTTCAGAGACTACTACAGCGACTTTGAACAACAATGCCATTTACAAAGTTATTACGATAGTGTAAAATTAACATGTGCTGGAAAATACATACCGTTTTTCTTCAGCAAATTAAGTATAAAGGATCTTGATGTTACTGGGGTAGCAACAGCATTAGAATTTATTATAGACAACAAAGTTTTTATCAACGAAAACAACATGCATTTTAACGACCACGGGCACAGCCTTTGGGCAGAACTAATTTATAAAACCATATGACTACTTTACCAATATTCCCAATCATTGAACTACTTGATCGCTTGGCTATTGCCGAAATCAAGTTTGAGCGCACAGGTGCAAACCAGACCGAACTCAACTGGTATGTACAACAGTCTAGTAAGCTCAATCTTAGTTTAGTTGCCGAAGAGTTTAACCAGATAAAAGCCATACACAACGAAATCTGGAATTTAGAATCGGATCTAAAATCAGGCCTTGAACACAAACATAGTTTAGAAGAAATCGGACGCAGAGCAATCGCAATTCGTAATTTGAATAACCAACGTGTAAAGCTCAAAAATGCCATGGCCGAGAAGCTCGATTGCCCAGTGCGCGAAATCAAAAAAGATCATTTGAGCCAGTGAATTTACATAACCGTTGACAGCGGCCTAAATATCACTTACAATACAATATGACTGGTCATCCTCGACCCTAACTCGGAGAAATAATTTGACAAATAAAAACAATCAAGATCACGAAGTTGCTGGCATTTCTGGCAGCATCCGTGCAGCAATGAAGCGCGACGGAAAACGCTTTTGGGCCGGCGATAATGTCAGCGATTACTTGCAACCTGGCGACAAAGAACTACTAATCAACGAAGCCACCGAAGCATTTGAAGGCGTACTCGATGCACTACTAATTGATCGCCACAACGATCCTAACAGCCACGGCACCGCACGCCGACTGGCTAAAATGTACTTTAACGAAATCATGGCAGGTAGATATGACCCAAGACCAAGTGCAACTGCTTTTCCAAACGATTCTGACGACCGCTATTCAGGCATGCTCGTAGTTCGCAGCGAGTTACGTAGTATGTGTAGCCATCATCATCAACCTGTATCTGGGGTTGCCTATATCGGAATTATCGCGGCTGGTAAACTTATCGGTCTTTCTAAGTACACACGAATCGCTCAGTGGTGCGCTCGTCGCGGAACACTTCAAGAAGAATTAGCCAACGACATTGCACGTGAAATCATGAAGGCCACAGACGCACAAGATGTAGGCGTGTATATTCAAGCAACACATGGCTGCTGCGAAAACCGTGGCATTATGGCACATTCGAGTTTAACACAAACAACTGTACTACACGGTGCGTTTAAAACAGATCCAAGTGTTAAAAAAGAGTTTATGGACAATATCAAACTACAACAGGAGTTTGCACCGCGATGAAAAAATTAAGTCAACAAGAATTAGATCAACGAGTCGCAGATATTAGATCTCAGGATATTGTTCCGGTGTTAGAAAACGCGGTAAACTATGGTGACCCGTGGAGAGCATTATATCTTGCTGCCATAGAAGAAATCAAAGAACTAAGATCAAAGGTAATCGAATAATGAGAAAACTAATTGAATATTATGATCCAATAGCCGAAGAATGGATCGAAGGATATTTTATCGGTTACACTAGCCGAGATAACACAGTAGTAGAGTTAGCCGGTGGCGGAGTTGTAGTACTACTAAATGGTACTGCACAACTTAGAGACATTGGAGTCGAGTAATGAAAACTCTTGAAGAAGCACAAGCCGAAGGCATTGCTCCGTGGGATAATCTTGTTGACGAAGACATCAATGTTAAGATCTACTTAGACCGTTATCCTGTAACACCAGGTCACATGCTATTTGTGCCCACTGACGATAGTGCACTACGAGTATGCGATGCACTGGCCAGTGCTGTTATTCGTGGAGAACAGGCGTTGGCCGCAGGTATTTGTGATGGTTACAATGTCGGACTTAATCGCGGACCTGCTGCTGGGCAAACAGTAATGTATCCGCACGTACACTTAATTCCAAGACGCAATGGAGACACAGAGGATCCAACTGGTGGTGTGCGTAATGTGATACCGGGTCGAGGAAATTATCACTGTGATAATACTTGACGCACTTGTAGCGATATTGCTAGGATACCAAGTAGCAATGCCTGCTGTGGACAACGGTAGGTTTATGTTTCTATTTGATCCAGTAGATCAAAGCATAGTGCGTATGGATACACGTGATGGGTCTATGGTACGTTGTCCACGCGAAACACTACAATGTCCAGAAGAACCCAAGAAAGAAGAACCTAAAAAGGAAGAACAATGAATCAGCAACCACAAAACACAGATATTAGTTTATTTCGACATAGCGGCGATGGCCCGAGTCTTACTTTAATTAAAAAAGAAGGGCTCGAAAGTTATCTCAATGAATTAGGCAACGATTATGTGTTTCTCAGAACGCACAATGGCATTGACGAATACTGTCACAAAGACAGCCGCGAAAATTTACTAAAGGCACTATAATATGTCATGGATCATAGATAAGACCTTCGAGTTTTGCTACGGGCACAGAGTCTGGACGCAAGAACTAAACGGTAAGTATGCTGCTGACTTAAAGTGTGCATGTCGCCATTTACATGGACACGAAGGCAAGATGCAAGTATTTCTTGAACCTAATCGTGCAGGTGAAGGTGCTAACAGTCTTGACAAAACTGGCATGGTCACAGACTTCCGCCACTTAGAGTGGCTAAAGAAATGGATCAACACTTACATTGATCACCAATTTATTATTGACAAGGCAGACCCACTATATGGACAAATCGTTGGCGAACGTGCTTTGGTTCCTGTTATGGTTCCTGACACTGATTATATTGCCGGTTGGCACTTGGATCTCTCAGACCTTACCGAGAACACGCCTGAATATGAATATTATGAAGGGTTTATGGTTGTTAATTTTGTGCCTACTAGTGAGCGTTTATCTGCTTGGATGGCAGAACTCGTTGAAGTAAAAATGCGTAAACTAGGTGTGCGTGTGCACCATATTGACTGGTGGGAAACACCCAAGTCACGCTCTGTTTATTACATGGATCGGTAATGTCTAATCAAATCACTCCCGGAACAATTCCCGTACTCGAACCAGTTAAGTTTGATGTGGCAGTTTTACTGCCTACACGTGGGCGCACTACTGCACTAGAAACAAGTGTTATGAGCTTAGTTAACAATGTTGACGTCCCAGAAAAAGTTCAAATATTATTGGGATTCGACGATGACGATCGCAGCAGTTTAGATTATTTCGTTGAGCACATCGGTCCAAAAGTAGCAGCAGCAGGTATATCCTGGCAAGCTCTAGAATTTCCACGATTAGGCTACGCTCGTTTAAACGAGTATGTTAGCAAACTAGCAGGATTTGCCAACGCACATTGGTTGTGCTTTTGGAATGATGATGCAATTATGAAAACATCAGGATGGGATACAAAAATTTCTCAACACAACGGTAAGTTTAAATGCTTACGCATGCCTACACATAACTCACATCCTTATGCTATTTTCCCAGTTGTTCCTCGAGAATGGTACTTGTTTTTTGGTTACCTAAGCCCGCATCAAATTTCCGATGCATGGATTAGTCAAATGAGTTATATGTTAGATATCATGGAAAATATCAATGTTGAAGTCTTACACGATCGCCATGATTTAACTGGTAATAACAAAGATGACACTTACAACGAACGCATTATGTTCGAAAACAATCACACCGATCCTCGAGATTTTAATCATGTAAACTGGCGTAGGCGCAGATTTGATGACGCCAATCGTCTTGCTTGGTTTTTACAAACACAAGGATACGATTTAACTTGGTTCAAAGATGTGTGCGCAGGAAAACAAGATCCTTGGGCAAAAATGATGAGCCCAGAATTTGACCCTAACCAACAACTAGCATTTATTGATCCAAAATCAAAACCTAAGGCAAACTATGGACCAGCACCTAATTGATCGTATAAAACAATACTGGAATCGTCAACCGTGTAATATTAGACACGGGCGGTCGGAACCGGGTACGCCTGAATTTTTTGCAGAAATTTCAGAACGCCGTTATCATGTAGAACCACATATTCGTGAATTTGCTGGATTCCATTTATGGCAAGGTCGTCGTGTGTTAGAGATTGGATCGGGTATTGGATCAGATGCCGAAGAGTTTGCTAAAAACGGTGCAGAGTATGTGGGCATTGATCTTAGCAGCGAAAGCGTTGGCATTGCCCGCGATCGTTTTAAATTATTAGACTTAGAAGGCGAATTTCACAATATCGATGCCAGCAACCATGATGCAGTTAGCGCATTAGGTAAATTCGATCTAGTTTATAGTTATGGTGTTATCCATCACTACCCAGACATGTCGAAAATCATCGACAACGTCTACAATGTGCTAAACACCGGCGGTGAATTCCGCTTTATGGTATATGCTAAGAACTCGTGGAAAATGGCTATGATACAAAAGGGCCTCGATCAATACGAAGCGCAAGCAGGTTGCCCTTATGCACAAGCGTTTACCAAAGACGAAATCATCGACATTTTGGGCACACGTTGGCATGTAGAGCGTATTCGCCAAGATCATTGTTTTATGTACAATGTAGCAGAATACAAACAAGGCAACTACGAACTAGAACCTTGGTTCGCTGCTATGCCCGACGAAGTGCGGCAAGCTGTACGCGAATACCTAGGATGGCATTTACTTGTTAAAGCGAAAAAACTATGAAAAAAATCTACTTAACCTGGCAGGATGTTGAGAATCAAACGCAGGAAATTATTCGACAAATGCATCAATCACAATGGATGCCAGATTACATTGTGGGCATTACTCGTGGCGGATTAACTCCTGCTAATCTAATTAGCCAATATTTAAACAACATACCAATGGCAACACTCAAAGTTGCCTTACGAGATAATCCTGACTGCGAATCAAACTGCTGGATTCCTGAAGATGCAACACAACTGAAAATGATCGAAACCAACGGCTTTCCACAGTTAGAACATCGTCGCACAAAGATTCTTATTGTTGACGATATCAACGATTCAGGTGCTACACTAAATTGGATTAAGCAAGATTGGCAAGCCAGCACAGCAGGTACTACCAGTCAGGCCACCTGGGATCAAATTTGGAACAACAATGTTCGCATTGCTACACTATACGATAACGAATCTAGTGACTCAGAGTTAACTGTTGATTACTCTGCTGTTACAATAAACAAAGCAAACGAAGATGTTTGGATTGTATTTCCTTGGGAGGATTGGTGGGCTCGATAAAACGTAGATTCTTTGCCTTTGGTTGTAGTTTTACACGCTACCGCTGGCCTACGTGGGCGGATATTGTAGCCCGTAATTTTGACGAGTTTCAAAATTGGGGGTGTACCGGCGCAGGCAATCAATATATTGCTAACTCTATTGTTGAAGCACACTTACGTAACGAAATCAAACCTACAGACACAGTAGGTGTAATGTGGACTAATGTGTGTCGCGAAGACCGCTATGTTAAAAATCAATGGATCACTCCCGGCAATATCTTTACACAAAAGCACTACCCACATGAATGGGTAGAACGCTTTGCCGACGTGCGCGGTTACTACATTCGTGACCTTGCTACAATTTACAGCACAGAACAACTGCTAAAAAGCATAGGTTGCCGTTATTTCTTTTTGTCAATGAACGGCATACTTAATTCGGCACAGTACGATAAGGTCGATGACTATGGACTAGTAGAGGACCTACTACCTTATTATGCACTCACTATACACAGTATCAAACCCGGTGTGTATGACGTAGTGTTTAAACAAGATTGGTGGAGTCGACCGTACAAAAATAAAATCGAAGTTAGTGAGGATGTTCTAAATAACCCCGAAAAGTCATATGAACTACGCAGCCAAATACGCCAAGACCCACATCCAACCCCAGCGGAGCATTTGGAGTATCTGGACGAAGTAATACCCGAAGAATATGTTGATCCAGAAACTCGCGATTGGGTCGCCGAAGTGGACACAAGGTTGCGACGCGATCAGGATTATAGTATAATGTGGCAACCAACACAGATTGAGAGATGGTAATGAGTAAAATTAAAGTCAGTGAAATTTTTTATAGCGTACAAGGCGAAGGCAAGTTTGTAGGTGTACCCAGTGTGTTTTTACGCACATTTGGTTGTAACTTTACTTGCCCGGGTTTTGGTTTGCCCGCAGGTGAAGTGACCAAAGAAGTTGATGAAGTTGCTGCTAATATTCAACTGTACAAGACTTATGAAGAACTACCGCTAGTTACCACAGGTTGCGACAGTTACGCATCGTGGCATCCTAAGTTCAAGCATCTAAGTCCTACAATGGGCATTGATGAAATTGCTGATAAACTAACTAGCCTGACACCCAACAATCACTGGCAGCAAGCCAATGGCAACGACATACACTTGGTTGTCACAGGTGGTGAACCATTGTTAGGTTGGCAACGACACTACGAAGAGCTACTAAGCCACGCCAAGATGTGGGATCTAACCAACATTACATTTGAAACTAATGGCACTCAAGAACTACATCCAGATTTCAAAGACTACTTAAAACGTTGGGGTAACCATAAGCTACGCAAGGTTACGTTTAGTGTAAGTGCTAAACTATCGGCATCTGGAGAACGTTGGGAGGATGCTATTTGTCCTAAGATTGTACGCAGTTATGAGCGTGTAGGCGAAACATATCTCAAATTCGTAGTAGAAAATCAAGCACATATTGACGAAGTAGATCGTGCCGTGGCCGAATATCGTAAAGCAGGGTTCAAGGGCAAGGTTTATATCATGCCCGTAGGTGGTGTTAGCGGCGTTTACGATGCTAACAAGTTTAATGTCTGTGACGAAGCACTCAAGCGTGGTTACTATTACAGCCCACGGTTGCACATCGACATTTACGGAAACGCATGGGGGAAATAATGAACGAACAAGACGTAAACAAACCCTGGCACATGCTGTCAGAATCAATCAAGTCCTGGGTTTATAAAAATGGTTATGTAATTCGCGAAACCGCAGGATCAGTTACATACTACAGCGGGTGGCAAGAAAAGTATTTGGCAGAAACTGGGAGAAAACAATGACAAGATTACAAGAATTAGTAGAACAAGCAACGCACAAGGTATTAGGTGTGCGCCAGATAGATTCGATTATTTTAGCCGAACTAATTGTAGCAGAGTGTGTTGAAGTTTGCCAAAAATTGGCCAATGAATATGCAAAGGATCGTGTCGATCAAGATGATTATTCTGCCGCAGTTGTTGAGGGGTGTGGTGTTGCTCTCAAAGAGCATTTTAATATCAAGTAAATGAGCAGAAAATACGACATATTTGATGACGTCCCATTGCCAGCAAAATTGCTGCTTATGGTTCTTTGCGGCATTATATGTTGTTGGGGATTTGTTACCAATGCAATCTTATTAGTGTTTGGTAGCAAAATTGGGTTTCCAATTCCTGTGGCATTATGTGCAATTTCCAATAACAAAAAACAAATATTCTATGTAACTGCTTATACCATTGGACTGGTCCTGGTAGGCTTTGTATATTTTTCTGTGCAAGGCGGCGTAATCGATCCAGGCACAATTGCCCGTTACGGCCCAAGCATAACTGATTTTATTATTGCCCTGGGCATAGGCTTAACTCTAAGTTATTTTTGGAATCATTTGCTTAGAACCAATTCTATTGTTATGTGCGCTGGTGTTGCTAGTTTGTTACCTGCTTGTATAATGACAGGATATCATTTGCACACAGGTAATGTGCTTGGTGCCATTGACAGCATTATGTTGTACTTTGAGTATGTCGTTGGTATTTCCTTGGGTGTTGTTATACTAGAAAAACTTGGAATTAAATAATGAGGCATGATTACTGGTACTACGAGCCCGACGAAGGTTACTTTATGCGTCGAGCAAATATGCAACTTTTATGGTCGATTTGGCCACGGCGTTGTTATGCATCCAAAAAATGGTTATGCTTTTGTTTGGCATACCGCGCTAGACGCATAATTACTGGACCCGGGGAGCCTGTAATCGAAGATCGCTGGTTCGGCCAAGTCGAAGGGTTAATGCAGTTAATTAAGGTAAATTCATAAATGACGTTTGAACAAATACTATTCGCTAGTGCTGCATGGGCAACACTTATTGCAATCGCATATAATCACTCAGGATTGAAAAAGATCCGGGATTGTTATAAAATGTGGTTTACACGTGCGTATTGGACCGACTACAACATTGTAGAATTTGCATCCTGGGGTGCCAAGGCTGTTATTATTGTGCCCGGTCTGATTTTTGGCATACAGTTGTGGTGGTTGTACTTTTTTACACTATGCACTAGCTTGTCGTTAATATGGGCTAGTAATAAAAAACTACTACCAACTCTTGTGGGTTTTAACACGCTTTGGGTTTGGATTAGTTGTATGGTATTATCACAGCACCTTATTAAGTAGGAACTATTATGAGTTATTTGTTTACATCAGAAAGCGTGTCAGAAGGACACCCAGATAAAGTAGCCGACGCTATTTCGGACGCAGTATTAGACTTGGTAATGGCGCACCAAGATCCTGCTATGCGCTGCGCATGCGAAACCATGGTTACCACAGACAACGTAATTGTTGCCGGCGAATACAAGGGCTTAGTGCTGCACCCAGAAGAAATTGAGTCGGCTGTGCGCAAAACAGTCAAACACATCGGCTACGAGCAAGATGGGTTTAACTGGCATACGCTTAGAGTTACTAACTTGTTGCACAGTCAATCCGCAGATATTGCGCTAGGTACAGACAACTTTGGTGCAGGTGATCAAGGACTTATGTTTGGTTATGCTACCAACGAAACAGAACACTACATGCCCGCAGCATTATACTGGAGCCATAGAATACTACAAAAACTCGCAGAACTACGCCACACAGTAGATTTTGCTTGGTTAGGCCCAGATGCCAAAGCACAAGTAACATTTGAATATGATGAAGCAAATCGCCCAGTGAGTATTCGCAAAATTGTATGTTCAACACAACATCGCGACCATGTGCCCATTAATATTGTACGTGCAGTAGTAGAAGATATTATCACAGAATTACTGCCCGCAGAATATATTATTCCGGGATTGACTGAGTTTTACATTAACCCAACTGGACGCTTTGTCATTGGCGGACCAGACGGTGACTGCGGACTTACAGGACGCAAAATCATTGTTGATACATATGGTGGATATGCTCCACACGGTGGTGGTGCGTTCTCTGGCAAGGATCCCACAAAGGTTGATCGTTCCGCAGCATACATGATGCGTTATATTGCTAAAAACATTGTGGCGTCAGGTCGGGCGCCATGGGCTACTTGCCAGGTCAGTTATGCCATTGGCGTCGCAGATCCTATGAGTTTTTACGTTGAAACCGAAGATAGTGATTTATCGCGTGAGTTAACCAATTGGGTTGCACAGCATGTAGATCTGACACCCAAGGGCATCATTGATCGTTTTAATCTTTTCCGCCCAATTTATTCATTAACTACTAATTACGGACACTTTGGTAAACCCGATTTACCATGGGAAAAGGTAGATTTATTCTAAGGAAGAATTATGTTTGATTGGTTTAAAAAGAAACAGCCCGAGCCTGTAAAAGTAGAGCAGCCTAAAGAAGAACGCCGGCCAAAAAAGACTGCCAAAGAAATTGCCACCGAAAAGGGCGAACCCTACGTGGCTATACTAAGTTTGGATGTTGACCCTGATAATTTAAATGCTGGTGCATTTGAATTAGATTGGAACGATAAATTCGTAATGAATTTAATTCGTGCAGGTTATCAAGGCAGTCCCGATGATAAAGATTCTGACATTGTAGATCGTTGGTTTCAAAACGTGTGCCGTAATGTAGTCTTAGAAACTTGGGAACAAGAGCAAGCAATAAATCCTGACCCAAATAGCCCACGTTATACACAATCACGTGATCTAGGCAACGGACGCAGAGAAGTAAGTTAATGCGCATATTGGTTGCTGGCGACAGTTTTGCTGCTCAGTGGCCCGGTGAATATCTTGGGTGGAGCACGTTACTCAGTAATGACTATCAAGTAACAAATCGTGCACAAGCAGGAGTAGGTGAATACAAGGTTTGGTTGCAATTAGCACAAGAAAACTTAAACAACTACGATTTAACCATTGTGTGTCACACTAGTGCATATCGTGTATATGTACCCGAGCATCCTTTTCACAAACAAGGGCTACATAAAAACGCTGATTTAATCTACAGTGATGTTATGGCACGCCAGGATCACCCGGATCATCGGCATTTAGAATATTATTTCGAATCGATATTTGATTTAGACTATGCAGTAGACGTGCATAATCTAATCAAAGAGCGCATAATGTACTATACCATTGACAACCTAGTAATTCATTTAAGTTTTTTTCCTATACTTGACAATGAATTTGTTATTCGAAATGAATTAAATTTTCACGATATTTGGAAGCAACATCCCGGCGTAGTTAACCATTTAAGTGCAACGGGCAACGAATTAGTGTATAATAAACTCAAGGATCTAATCAATGAAACCCGAATTTCCACCCAAAACAATTAAAATATACCAGTTAATCAGACGTAATGCTGATCAACTGTACTTTACAGCCGCAGGAACAATGCCCGTAAACAACAGCATCGGCGGGGGCTTTTATCTCACACGTGAAGAAGCCGAGCACCAGCGCACCTTAGAAGTTTTAAAGTCAAAAACAGCCGACGAGTATTACTTGTTTGAATTAGAAATTCCCAATCCAATTTTAAAATGATTCGAGCCCAACATAAATTATGTCAAACGTTGAGAATGTAATAAATACTTGTATGAGTATAATTTACAAAACAACAAACACCAGTAATGGCAAAATTTATGTTGGCAAGGCAAAAATAAACGATCCAATGTACTTAGGATCTGGCATTATTCTTGCTCAAGCAATAAAAAAATATGGTCAGCAATCTTTTAAAAAAGAAGTACTAGAAGAATGTAACGATCATAATGTCGATGAGAGAGAAATATACTGGATTTCGAGACTCGACTCGACCAATCGCAAAATTGGATACAACATTGCATCTGGTGGCACCGGCGGAGACACTACTACACACCACCCCGATAAAAGTAGCATTATTAGTAAACGTGCACATGGCATAACATATTGGCATCAGACTCTGAGCGACGACGAAAAAGAAAGAAGAAGTAAAAAAATTAGCAGTAGCAAAAAAGGAAAAAGCAACGGGCATGTTGGTTTTAAACACTCGGACCGAACTAAAGAGTTAATAAGAAAAAATCAACCTAAAAAAACAGAAGTATGGCGGCAATCTCATGCTAGAGCAATGGCTAAACGAAGAGGGAAGCCATTTACACAGAAGTATAAACCTGTTATAATAAACGAAATCGAATATCCGTCAGTTAAACATGCTATGGAAGCATTAGGAATTCTGCACAGGGCAACTTTTTACAATCGTGTAAAAAAAGGAATTATAACACTGGAATACAAATGAATATTTTTAGTAAAGTTAAAGATCTTAAAGTCGAAGGCAAGAAAATTGGCATCGTATTTTCGGCGTTTGATATGTTTCACGCTGGACATATTGCCATGCTCAGCGAAGCAAAGAACCACTGCGATTATCTTATCTGTGGCTTACAAACAGATCCCACAATTGATCGTCCAGAAACTAAAAACAAACCTGTTCAAAGTATTGTAGAACGTCAAATACAACTAGCAGCATGTCGCTATGTTGACGAAATTGTGGTATATCAAACCGAACAAGATCTACGCGACTTGCTGTTAATATTACCTGTGGATGTGCGCATCTTGGGTGTAGAATATGCCGACAAGCATTTTTCAGGGCTCGACGAGTGTTATCAACGTAACATCGAGTTGATATTTAATAGCCGCGATCACAGTTTTAGTTCTAGTAGCCTACGTAAACGTGTGGCCGAAGCAGAAACCCTAAAAGCACTAAAACAATGATTGTATATGTAAATGGTGACAGCCATGCTGCGGCTGCAGAATGTGTAAACCCACATGCATTTGCCGAAGATGATGAATTTTTATGGGGGCTAGGTCGTCGACCGCATCCTGATAATTTACGTGCGAGCTTTGGCTGCGAATTAGCCAATCACTTATATGCGCTGCTAGACTGTGATGCAGAGAGTGCCAGTTCAAATGCTCGTATTATGCGTACCACACGCGAGTACTTGGCCCGTGGTAACCAGCCTGATTTAATTGTCGTACAATGGTCCACATGGGAACGTGAAGAATGGGATATTGATGGCACAATGTATCAAATAAATGCATCAGGTGTAGATGATATACCCGATAGTCATAATGAACAATATAAAGAATTTGTTGTAAATGTCAATTGGGCTGCTAAAACTCAACAAGCACATCAAGACATTTGGGAATTCCATAATGAAATTAAGGATATTCCACATGTGTTTTTTAATGGCAATAATCATTTTGAGAGTATTTTAGACCGTAAAGATTGGGGTGCAAGTTATATTGGACCGTACGATAGTACATTAACATTTGATTTTATCCTTAAAAATCAAGGGTTTAAAACAGTAAACCCAAATTCCTGGCATTTTGGTCCAGATGCCCATTGCTTTTGGGGCGAATATCTGTTACAATACTGTATTGATAACGAACTAGTAAAACAATGAAATATCTACTAATCGATACTGCTAACATGTTTTTCCGCGCACGTCACGTGGCTTATCGTGCAACCGACCCTTGGGAAAAGGTCGGCTATGCACTACACATCACACTGAGTTCAATTAACAAAGTGCATCGTGACTTTAAAGCAGATCACGTGGTATTTTGCTTAGAAGGGCGTTCGTGGCGCAAAGATGTTTACAAACCTTACAAAGCTAATCGCGCCGAGGCTCGTGCTGCACTTACAGAAGCACAGCAAGAAGAAGACAAGATGTTTTGGGAAACCTACGATGCGCTGGTAACATACCTTGCTGACAAGACTAACTGTAGTGTTATTCGCGAACCCAATGCCGAAGCTGATGACATTATTGCACGTTGGATTCATTTACATCCCAATGATCATCATATTATTGTTAGCTCAGACACAGACTTTGATCAATTAATTGCTGAAAATGTCGAACGCTATAATGGTATTTCGGGCGAATTAATTAATTTAAAAGGATATTTCGATGATAAAGGTCGAGCCATTACAGATAAAAAGACCAATGAGTTTAAGAAACTTCCGGACCCGAAGTGGATTCTTTTTGAAAAATGTATGCGCGGCGATGCGTCGGATAATGTATTTTCGGCTTATCCTGGTGTCAGAGTTAAAGGCACTAAGAATAAAACTGGACTCACTGAGGCATTTGCTGATCGAGAACATAAGGGTTATGCGTGGAATAACTTAATGCTACAACGCTGGACTGATCACAACGGTGAAGAACATCGTGTGTTAGATGACTACAATCGCAACGTAAGCATTATTGACCTAACTGCGCAGCCCGAAGAAGTAAAGAATCGTGTGGATGCAGCAATAAAAGCACAAGTTAGTCACAAAGACTGTGGTCAAGTTGGTGCATACTTCATGAAATTTTGTGGTAAATATGAGTTGAACCGCGCTAGTGAAAACGCTAGTCAATACTCACAGTGGTTAAATGAAACATACAAAGGCGTGTTAAATGATAGTTGATCGTGCTAAATTTCTAAATTTAGTTTGCCAAGAAAAAATTTCTTGCTCAACAAAGTCATACTCTGACACCCTTTTATTCTATTACCTAGGTTATCTAGCTGCACAGCAAGCAGGAGATCTATTGGAAATAGGTGTTGGCGGCAGCACTTATGCACTAACAGAACTGTCCGAGCTAACACAAAAAACATTTTATATAGTAGATCAATCAATTGAGCGTTCTGCCATTTACACAGCCAACGAACATTGGCCCAATTCTAAATTAACAACAATCCTTGACGACAGTAGAAATTTGCACCAACGCACTAATATCAGTGCACTAGCATATTGTCATATTGATGGGGGCAAAGACTACGAAATTACAAAGTCCGATTTGGAGTTTTGCTTAAATCATTTAGCAGTCAATGGCATTATATGTCAAGACGACTATGGCAACAACAAATGGCCCACAGTAACCGACGCAGTAAAAGAACTTGAATACAACGACAAAATAAAGTTTGTTTTAGTTGGAGATTCTAGTATTTGGATTACTTGCCCTGAGTACTACGATTATTGGATGAATTTACTAAAAAACGATTATGAATTTTTACTGCTCAGTGCACTATGTAATGTTGCTAGCTCAACACATCTAAACAAATATCCCGAGTATTTGCTGTTGCAATCTGCATATAACAAAAGCATAATCACTGATTACAACATAGACGAGCAAGATTATTTTGATAAGCTTCTAAGCTGGTCAAATAGCAATTATTTAAAACTGCCGTATCCAAAACAAAGTACCCCCGGTACTATGATGCAGTATAATATTCACAGTGGTTATAGACTAACTACAATATACAACGACATACGAGGACAAGCATGGCCCGAGCAAGTCCCAGTATCCAAAGAAGATATTGAGTTGTTGCCCGATTGGGTCAAAGATGAACTTAAAAATATACATAATATTGATATATTTGATCGCATGGTAACTGTACCAGAAGGAGTAAGATAAATGACAATTCTAGCAAAACCAGTGGTAGCAAACAAGTATTGGATTCTCAAAGACGGCGACCAAAAGGTTGGTACAGTAGAGTCCAGTGCCAATGGATTTCGCGTAACAATTAAAAACGATAGTGCTGAATTTAAAACAATTAAAACACTGGCTAATAAGACCAATATTCGTTTTGAAGAAGCACCAGAGAAAAAGAAAGTCGACGCTACTTGGCAAGTCAATGGTTTTGCCACGGATTCGCAGCCATTTAATGCAGTTTACGATGTACAACGTAGACTACCAATGTACACTACCAAGCGCAAGTCTAAGTCATGGTACTGCGCTGGTTGGTATCAAATTTGCCTAGACGGGCAATGGGTTACCATGAACTGCCCTAAGTTAATTTTACTACAACGTTATGAATATCGCGGCCCTGCACACTCTGCAGAAGGCTTTAAGTATGAGTAATTTATACATTCGTAAGTTCATCGAGCGTCTTGAACACTTAGAAGCACGTGGTCAAAAAGACTTTAATTGTTCTATTCAAGACGCTCGCCGACTGCGCTCAGAATTAACCACGTTGTTGTTAGATCTCGAAGAACTGCGTCGTACAGCACCGCTCAACGAGATTATTCATGTCGATATCGCTGGCAGCTCATTTTAATCTAGGTATATTATGGCATAAATAATCTTGAGAGATTATTATGAGCCGACCTAAACCACAAGTGTTAGTTGAACTAACTAACAAGACTACTTACAAAACTGAGCAAGTGCTACAGTCCGAAGGCATTTGGGCTGTGTACTTTGATGACCAACCTATTAACCTAAAGACCAGTAATTATCTAGTGCAGTATCCTGGTCCTAAGTATAAAAAAGTATCGTTTAGCAACAAGGGTCACGCAATTAACCTATGTAGAAAACTTAACGTCCAATTTAAAACCGACAAATTCTCGGTTGTACTATTAAAAGCCGGGGAAAAGATATACCCCGATGCGAAATAAAACAGAAATTACCGAAGCCATACTCGAGCAACTGCCCGAGGAAATTCGTCTAGGATTTAAAGATCTCGACGATGCTATAATGTATTTCTGGATGAATATACGCAACGACGGCGGCCTGCGTTTAACTCTAAACGGTTATAATATATTAACTAAAATATTAAAAATGACCGGGTACGAAGTTGATATTAATCCCGCACACATAACCAAACGAACTATATTACAATTGGATCGTCAATTGTCGGCACCTTACTACATTTCTGTTAAAAAGGCTGGCGCACCCAAAGTGGTGTTCTTTTCGAGTCGCGAAGCAATGATGGCTAGTTTATATGGCGATATTCGCAGTTGGTTAGAGCGTGGCCAATAGTTGTTGCTGCGCACGTTCACGTAGGCTGTCTGCATAGCCAGTCATTAACCAATCAAAGTTATGTTGAGTTTGCTCATGTACAGCATCAACGTCAATGTTACCGGTTAACACACTTAAATTACGTTCAATGGCCGAATTCAATCGTGTGCCATTGGATTCCGAGTCGTAGCTCAAGTCAAATAAGTTTTCAAACGTGCGAAATCCACGGTCACGAATTTGTTGATGGATTCCGCGGTGCCCTATACACATAAACGGATGTTGTGCTGCAATGGCAAATAGTGTTTTTTCTGTGATAATCCCGCCGACATCTTGATATAAACTTTCAGTTACTACGCTTACACGACAATTTTGATAAGCAGGCAGCAATCTAACAAAGTTATCTATGTTATCGAAGTTATAATTATCGTAGGGATGCCAAGGTAAAGGACTGTGTATGTTATGCGTAAGTAATCCTTTGGGTGTGTCTTTTAATAAATCGTAGACTTGATTGCGATGCTCGCGAGGTCGTCCATTTAAACATAGCCAATTATAAAAATAATTCTTATTAATAACATGCTGCCAATTGCTGTATTGTTCTTTTAATCCGTGTGCTATTTCAAAACTATGACTGGCAAATTCTACACATTTAATTGGTCCCGAATATATTGAATTTAAATCATGGTCCCAATGTACGAATATAACCTTAGGCAAATATTCTGGTTTTAAATTTTCTTCTAACCAATATAATTCAACACATAAATCACCGTGAAAATGAACAAAATCTTGTGCATGAACAACCAATCTAAAATTAGGTTTATTCCAGGGCAATTGATCGATATTATCCGGTAATGTTATTGTCCAACGACTTTCTATTATAGGACGCTGTAATGCACAGGGCATAATAAAGCAATCTAAACCTGCGCCTTTTAACATATAGTGCAGGGTTTTGTTAAAGTTAGTAACTACATGGGTTGACATTAGGTTGACTAGAAATTGTGTTTTTTGTATAATGTATGTATTCTAAATAGGAATCTAACCTTAAATAATAGTCTAAGAGACCAAAATGGACATGCAATTCTTAAAGCGTTTCCCTAAATCAAAGCAGGAACAAATCTGCCAACTCATGGGCTATATCAGCCTACTGGGTGTTTCAGGCAAGGATTTGATCAGCATTGGTGGATATATCGAACGCTCAAAGAAAAAGGAACAAGCAGAACACATGCGTGATATTGCCTTGGGTTACAAACCACAGCATATTCGTGGTGACGCCGAAAGCCGCACTAACTTGTGCCGCCGTTTTAAAATCGAATATCAAGGTCGTTGGTATGCATTTGAAATGCGATATCATCGCGAATGGCAAATCACCAGCCGCCAAACTGGTAAGCGCATTACCCATCATACTGCCTGGCGTGACTGGGGCACCTGGGCGCAACGCCGTGGTTATACTGCTCGCCTAGAGTTAACCATGTATGATGTTTTGCTAGACATCCACGATGGTCGCTTACAACTTAACTTTTAAGGAAAATAAAATGGCTGATATTAAAGCAGAAGTAGCAACACTAATGACCGAGCAAGGACTTGATCCTAAGAGCATTCCTCTAGACACAATGACCACCGGTGCGTTAGAAAGTGTAAAAGAGCATTTGGAAACACACGACAACGTTACTAGTATCAAAGTTCAACCTGGCAAGCGTATCTAAGGAATTCAAATGTACAAACTTCTCTTTGATGGCATGGTATTTCCGTTTAAAACATTGGACGAGGCTTTGCTGGCTAGTAAAAACCTTGTGGTTGAATGGACTATACTTGATCCTCAAGGAGAAGTTGCATTTGATTGGGTAGATCGCGTAGGCCCCTAAGGAGAGTATGATGCGTGAAGATCTAATGGAAGCAGTATTGCAAGGCACAGCAAGTCCTAGATTGCTTACTGATGCTGAACTCGACGAACTTGTTCGTCGCTGCGACAAAATTGTATTTGATGCTGCTATAGAAACAGCATACCAACATAACCCCGCACAAACATTCAGCGGAACCACTAACCCTACTATACACTAACAAACCAGTGAAAACAGCACACGCTTGGCAATACAACGGTGTAGCCACTTGGACAGAACTGATTGAATGGTGTGGTGCTAACTTGTCGCCTCGCTGGCATACCAACTGCCGCGACACTTTTTACTTTTGCTGTGATGAGGACTACGTTATATTTTTGTTGAGGTGGGCATGAAATTAATTAAACTAGACCGCAGACATCACGGCCACCGCACTTGGACTCATGCCTTGCAATTTACTCAGCAAGAATGCCATGTTCGTCACCGCAAATTTGCTCCGTATGTACAAGCCTTTAGTGAAATATACGGTGACGAACACTGGTACGATCATGCTGCAAATTGGCGTGAGTCTCTTAAATGGAATGAACACTGGCGTTACGATCGGCATCGCCGCAGAATCTACTTTAAAGATCCCAGCATACTAACCTTTGTGGAGTTGAAAATATCATGACTATGAAATTACCTTGTGGTGGTGTTGCTTACTTTGATGAGGGTAGCGGAATTGGTTATCGTTGTGAGCATTGCATGGCTGTAGTAGGCAGCGTGGGTATGCCCCGGTCATGTAAATCAGAAAAGGACAAGTATGACAAAGTGTTGCCTGCGTTAGGCAGCCGAGTTAAATGGAACTACGAAAAAGGATGTGAGGAAACTGCATGAGATTCCGCTATAAGCTCGACCCCGAGTCGGATCCGCGAAACAATTTCTACAACATGTTTACATGGTGTCAGCAACGGTTTGGGCAGTCCGGGTTAAAGAATAGTGCATGGACCTATAAGTACGGAACTTGGCACTTTCGTCGGCGTGAAGATTACGTAATGTTTATCCTGAGGTGGATATGAAAATCGTAAAATTAAATGGTAACTTTAACATTTACAAGACCCACGGGTTCGAAGTAGGTGTAAAGTTCGATCTTTGGGATACCAAAGCACGTAACTTTGAAGCAGTTGTAGCAGATTGCTTGGGCAAACGAGCCTGGGGCTGGAAATACTATCCTAGTCTGGAGGTCAGAGAAAACTGGGCCGGTGAGTTTGGCAAACGTGCTAGTGGACAAACCACACCGTATTGGATTTACTTTCGCCGGGAAAGTATGCTAACATTAGTATTATTATCAATCAATCATCAAAAGGACTAAAAATGGTTACTATTAAAGACTTTATGGAATCGGTTAACTATCGCATTACCGAAGGCAGCGAATACTGCTGGTCGTGCTTTGGGCCATATGCTTACAGACTAGATTCTTGGAATGGCGAAACCGATGGCTATACTATTAGCCTACTATTTGATACACAATCGCAAGAAGTATATCAAGCCGAAGCATGGGATTATGCTCGTGAGCGTTACTATCGTTGGCAAAATCCTGCATACATTGATGCGCATGTTGCTGAAGCCAAGTCACGTGACATCGACCCCGACGAAGCCTGCGATGGTGCTAAGTTTATTGACTTGGAAGTCGCTGCTGACTTCTTAGACAAAGCACTTTCAATTGTACAAGGTGTAGACTACGATACTCGCGTACAAATTGAAGTTGAACTCGACGATGACGTTATCAATGCTGCTATGCGTATTGCACACGAGCGTGATATTACTTTTAATCAACTTGTAGAACAAATTATTCAGGCTAAAATCAACGAATTAAAAGGTGTGTAGTGTCATCTATCACCCAACAAGGTCCATTTTTCACTCCGTGGAAGCAGTGGTTTGCCTGGCGTCCTGTGCGCACACTTGGTGGTGAACTAGCGTGGATGCGTAAGATTTATCGTCGTGCTTACGAAAAGGACTATGTTACACACGACGACTGGACACGTTATCAATATGGTAGTTTGCTTGATGTAATCGCAAACCCAGATCGCCCACAGGCTTGGTGGTCATGAGCAAAACTGTACAAATACTGCAAGCAGCAAACCAAGCAGGCAAATCTTTTGGGTTCACTGCTGAACAACAGCAATATCTTAAAGATGCACTTGAACTGGCTACAATCAAAATGAATCAAAAATTCGAACTCATTGATCAGGGTCCTGTAGACGATGCTCCTTGGTACACAGTTAAAATTCGCGACAAAGAAATTTGGTTTTGGCTTACACAGCAAGAAGGTCGGTGGCATCACTATATTTGTGAGCAAACCCGCATTCCACTAGTCGACATGGACGAGCCCACTTATCTAGCCTTGGTAATGCGTTGGTCATGATTCAGAAAACTGCCCTAGCCATAGATCGGCCAACATTTTATATCGATCTGAAACCTGCCTACAGTATTACTGCGGATATGCAAAAATGGCTAGAGGAAGAAGAAGGTGCAGGCTATTCTTTGGGTGGATGGGGCATTTACTTCTACGATAGCAAAGATGCTACAATGTTTGCGTTGAAATGGTTATGACAATTACTTATAAACGTCCTTTTAGTGATCGCAGTACTCGTGTGCCTATACATAAAGTTTACTACGGCGAGCCCGTGGTAGAAGCAGATCCATTCCTTGGAATTCCATTTAAACTCTACCCATCGCACGATGCAGCAGCGATCGAATGGTGTCAAGAAAACTGCAGGGCCGCTTGGTACAGAAGTCCCGGTTATTGTGATCAATGCTTTATTGAATTTGAAGACGATCAAGATGCTATGATGTTTTCTTTAAGGTGGAGCGAATGACTGGTTATAACGAAGCGTTTCCTTATATTGTTGCTGATGACTCATGGCTTAGTTATGTAGATGTACAATGGCAAGATATGTGTAAATGGTGCGATACTAACCTGCCCGGTGAGTGGGAGTAC